GAAGTTATTGCAATAAACCAAGATACGATACTGCCAATGGCAAATGTCGTATTGAATACGGGATCTACTTTCGTTTCTCTTGGAGCAAACACAGCATCAGTAAGTGCAAATCTTGCGTCTGCAAATGTATCATCTGCTCTCAATTCTGCACTTCTATTCGCGAACGGTACGTACGGTACTATAAATTCGATATCTATGTCAAACTACGGATATGGATATTCTACTCTTCCGGGCGTAACTGTTACACAGCCTGAAGTCAAGAACTTAAATATTTCTGATGGTAGTGGCGGAACAAAGGGTGATAATGCAAGTATTGTTGCTAACAATGTTCCTGGTGCTATTACATCAGTGAATGTTGCCAACTTCGGTATCAACTACAATAAGAACGAAGAAGTTACAATTAACAACCTTACGCGTGGTGGAACACAAGCTGCAAAGGGTGCGCCTCAGGTATCTGGCTTCATTACTTATCCAGGTAAGTACATCGATACAAAAGGGTTCATATCGTGGAACAACAAGCTACAGGATAATTACTACTATCAAGAGTTCTCATACGAGATAGGAGCAGATCAATTTACGAATACTTATCGTAAGATTGTAAATGATCTTGTTCATCCAGCCGGCACTAAGATGTTTGGCCGATACAGAGTTTATAGCGGTCTGCAAACGACTCTTGCATCAGTTGATAGTACAGGAAATGGTAGACTGCAGGTAGAAAGTACGATACAGGTCAATGTACCGACCGTTGTATCTGCAAGTGAACAGGATTATATCAGCGAGGCTGCAAACACATTCGTCATACCACAGCCGACACTGGTCGCAACAACACCAACAGTTACCGCACAGACTCGATTCGATATCTTAAAGACAGCCAGAGGCAAGATCGATATTACATCGAACAATATCATCGGTGCATACGCGAGTGTCGTCATCAATACTTACGCTACGTTAGCAATCGGTTCGCTTGGATCGCCGAAGACTCTGATCGGCAACAATACATTCTTTACATCCGATATACCGATGGGCAATACGAAGATCATGATAGTCGGCGTTGGTGGTACAGCGAATGGTGCATACTTCATCAATGCAACATCGTCGAATACCAACGCAACGATTACGATGAATTATGCAAACAGCTCACTTACACAGGGTACATTCTTCTACAATACAAATCAAAACAACACTTACGATATTAGTGTTACTAACTCCGGAACAGGCGCATATGCACTCACCGGTGTAGATAGGTTGGCTAACGTGAGTGGTAATAATAAGACAGTAACAATGAATGTCGGAGACACGGTAAACTTCGCAGTGAATGCTTCGGGTCATCCGTTCTACATCAAGACGGTTGCAGGAACCGGAACAGGCAATCAGGTCACAACTCCAGCAGCAACGAATCAGGGTGCAGAAGTTGGAACTGTATCGTGGACGCCGAACACAGCTGGTACATACTTCTATCAGTGCAGCAACCACAGTGCAATGGTCGGTCAAATAGTCGTACGAGTTCAAGGTACCGCATAAGATGATTATAAATAAATAGAAATAATCTTGATAGAGATTAAAAGGGTTAAATAATGCCAGGAATAGTAACCAGACGCTTTCGTATTCATAATGCCGAACAATTTCATGAGGCATTCTCGGAAGCAGTATCTACAAAAATGTACTTGTTCATCGCTCGAGTTTCTTCATGGCCGGACGATAATAATCCACCCACTCCTACCGATTCTATTCAGGTAACTGAATATGATAACTGGCGGGATATGCTTTCTTTGAAAAGAGCACAGAGTGGTGATGTTACCTTTGCAGTTCCACGATATAATTGGTCGAGTGGTAAAGTTTATCGTGAGTATAATACAAACTTGACGACTCTTTTCGATGCACCGGCAAGTTCCAATACAATGTATGTTATGAATAGCTCTTATCAAGTATATAAGTGTTTGTTCAATAATAAAGCGTCTGCATCTACAGTCGAACCGACTGGTACAGCTACAACTACGTTGGTTACAGCCGATGGCTATCATTGGAAGTTTATGTATGCGGTTGGAGCAGGAGATGCTCTGAAGTTTCTCACGACAGACTGGCAACCTGTAAAAACACTTACCTCTGATGATAACTCAGCTCAGTTCGATGTTCAACAAGCTGCTGCTAACGGCGCTATCGATATTATTGATGTAACGAACGGGGGTTCATCCTATCTCGAAAACAGTGGTACTCTTGCTGCTGTTGCTGACGGTGATACAATGACTCTGGCAAGTGGAGCGTCTGGTACAGATAACATCTATAATGGATCGGCTTTGTATATTGCTTCGGGTCTTGGCTCAGGTCAGGTTCGTGAGATTACTGATTACGTTGGTGCAACAAAGGTTGTACAACTTAAAACTACATTCTCGGTTACACCTAACACATCATCCACATATTCGGTTGGTCCACTCGTTACTATTACTGGTGACGGCACAGGAGCAACAGCATTCGCTAATGTTAACTCAGGTGCAGTGAACTACATCAATATGATTTCTACCGGATCAAACTACTCACAAGCGACTGTTGCTATCACTGCAAATAGCAGTCATGGTTCGGGTGGTGCGGGTCAAGCATTCGTATCGCCTCCAGGCGGTCATGGCTCGGATCCGGTTGATGAACTCGGCGGACACAATGTTATTCTTAATGTGCAACTGAGTGGTTCAGAATCTGATACGTTCATAACAACAAATGACTTCCGTTCTATAGGAATCATTCGTGATCCACAGTTTGCGAATGGTACAGTTGCTACGGGTTCCGTCTATAACCAAGCAACTAACTTTACGGTTACGAGCGTATCTGGGTCGGGTGATTATACCCTTGATGAAACGGTACGCGGTAATACATCAGGAGCATCCGCAAAATTCGTAAGTTTTGCAAATACTAACAGTGCAAATACGGCAGGTACGGTCAAGGTTCTTGATGCTAAATCCAACGGTACGTTCACTGCTTCCGAAACAATTACCGGACTTACAAGTGGTATCACTGCAACGCTGGGCTCTATAGCGTATGGTTCTCTAGCACCATATACGGGCGATGTTCTGTACAAAGAAAACAGAGGCCCAATCGCTCGAGCGACGGATCAGATCGAAGACATTAAGCTGGTCGTGAAATTCTAAGGAAAGTATAAATGGCACTTGCTAACACCGGATCCTTAACGACGAATCTAAACGTCGACCCGTATTATGATGATTTCGATGAAACGAAAAACTTTCATCGAATGCTATTCCGACCTGGACTTGCGGTTCAGGCACGTGAACTTACTCAGATGCAGACCATGCTTCAGAATCAGATCGATAGATTCGGCGAGCATGTCTTCAAAGAAGGAAGCGTAGTCAAGGGATGCGAAGTCAAATACGATCGTGATCAGATTAGATATATTAAGATTCGTGATAACGATAACAACGGAACATCAGCAAACGCTGCAGCTTTCATAGGATCAACTATAACCGGTACGACGAGTGGTATCACAGCTCATGTTATTGATGCCCTTGATGGTAGTGAAGCAGCTACACCAAACACAAAGACTCTCTACGTTTATTATACGAGCGGCGGTTCTAACAATACGACGACTGCGGTACTCAGCGGTGAACGCTTAACATCGAATACATCTCTATCAGCAAATGTTTGTACGGAAGGTTCACAGTCTACAAATGTAGTCGGTAATGCAGCACGTATGGAACTCGGTGCTGGTATCATGTTTGCTAAGGATCACTTCATCAATGTAAGTGGTGCTAATACTATCATCGGAAGATATTCTTCCAACAATACAATACGTGTTGGTTATGATGTACTCGAGCAGATCGTAACACAAGCTTCCGATACATCTTTACAGGATCCTGCACAAGGATCATTTAACTATGCTGCTCCAGGTTCAGACAGGTTAAAACTCAATCCTGTAATTACAACTCGTACAGTTTCTGATACAAACGATAAAAACTTCATTGAGAGAGTGCGTATTACAAACGGCAACATCGAACTCAGAACCGATAAGCCTATATACGCAGTCATCGATGATTACATCGCTCGTAGAACCTTTGATGAATCTGGTGACTATCTCGTTCGTGGTATGACGACTCGACCAAGGGAGCATCTCAATTCTGCAAACAACGGCGGTGTGTTTACGCTTGCTAACGGTGGCGATGTAAATAAACTATCGATTGATGTTGCTCCAGGTAAAGCATACGTTAAAGGTTTTGAGATCGATAAGTTCATCAGTACACACGTTGCGGTCGATAAAGGAACGGATGCTGAACAGGTTGAGAATAGTACGGTTCCAGCAAACTACGGAAACTACATTACTGTAGATAATGTGGTTGGTACATGGGATGTTAACGGTCACGATCGTGTGGATCTATATAACCTAAAACAGAATGCCGTAGCCAACAATACTTTTTCGGCACAAGCACCAAGAGGAACAAAGATCGGTGAAGCTCGAGTAAGAGCAATCGAATACAGCAGTGGCACTAAGGGAGACGCCAACGGCGTTTATAATCTATATCTCTACGATGTTGCGATGACTGCTAACAACTTTAGCAATGTTAAATCGGTGCACTTCGACAATAGTACATTCGATGGATTTGCGGATATCAAAGGTACTGCACTCGTAGATACTGAGTTCAATAAGGGTCTGTTCACAATAGGTGCTGGTGCGACGAAAACTATTCGAGATGCAGCCGATGCTATCGATAACGACTTCAGGTTCCTAAAGACAGAAGATGTTACTATAGCTGCCGACGGTACATTCACAATTACAACCGGTGGCGCTGGAAACGAAGAGTGGGCTTTCTCAACCGGTGCTCTGAGCTCGGCGCAAGAACGTGATAACTTCTACATTGTTATGAGAGCCACGGCAAACAGTGCAACGGCAAGAGATACAGCTGCAGCACGTGCTGCTAATTCAAATACTGTTACCGGTCTTACGTCGGTTACTACTAAATATAACGTCGGTGATAAGATTCAACTACAGGGCGAATCGAATACTTATGTTATTTCAAATCTTAACAGTGCAACATCTGTAAACTACTATGGTCCTGGTGAAGGTGGCGCACTAAGCGGAGCAACTGTCTTCAAGTTCTTTACTCCAGGTCAAGTAATATC